ATATTTTCGTAGTTAGACATATATTTTAATTATTTATTACGATTCTATTATATACCCTTTTTAGGAAGGGAGAGGTACCACGCAAGGCAGGTAAATTAAGCGTGATACCTCACCCCCACCAAAGTAGGTGAGAATGAGTTTAGACTTAGGCTGTCAACGTAATGTCAACGGTCAAGTCTGTCTTCTGTGACCATAGCTTGAACCCAACTAGCTGGAAGACAACAATCTCCTTACCAGTCTTTCCGGATACAGCCTTTTCCTCGTACTGAACGCCACGAGGTGAAGCGTAGGTTGATACTCCTTTGACACCGAATACTCGGTTGTTTTCGTTTGTGAACGTTCGAGTTCCAAGAGTTGCGTCCTGGAATGTTCCTGAACGTACAACGTGAATATCTACACCCATCCAAGTTCCCATAAATCCGTTCTTGAGAGTTGCATCTGCAAAAGAGAATCCGTTAGTAGCACCTGCTTTTACAAGTCCTACTAGGTCAGTGTTCTCGATTACAACGTACAGACCCTTGTAAGTTTGAGAGTAACCAGAAACTTTAGGGATAAGGTTCGCAAAGATAGTGTTGATGTTTGTCTCATCTGTAAATCCTCCGCTAGGGGTAGCGTATGCGCCTGTCGCATCCTCTACTAGGGAGTTAAGGACGTACTGATCAATTCCGTGAGCTACACCGTAGAGCATTTCATCAATGCGTGACATAGCAATATCGAATCGAGCGAAGTACTCCTCGTGTGCGAAGATGTGCTCTGAGTAGATAACTTCGTCAGTTACCGTTAGAGCGTCATCTGTTACCGTCCACGCAGATACGCTGTATGTACCAGCTACTGCCTGGATTGTGGCATCTACAGCTGAGCCGTAGGGGTTTTGGATTCGCTTTGTGTCCTCTCGGTTCACATCACAAATCTTTTCTGCCACCAATGTATTGCGGAGCACGTGGTCATACTGAGACTTCAGATATGTATCCCGTGCACCATAAGTGCTTTGAGTGTTCATAAGTGGGTAATAGTTAATGCTTTTAGAGCCTGCCTATTACCTGCCTTCTTATTTACTCTCTCGGCGGAGTTCGTATAGGCGTTTTGCCTCGGAAGTGCCAGGTTCAGGGAACTCACCCTTGTCTGCCTTCCGTAACAGCTCGCTGTCAGATACCTTTGCACCTTTAGACTTAGTCTTTCCGGTGTGGGTAGCTTGTGCGGTCTGCCTGTTCTCCTTCTTTTCAGACAAAATAGTTTTTAGAGTGATGCTATCGAGGGCTTCAGTTACTGAGATGTTTTTCAGGTCTGCAAAGTCTTTCACTTCTTCAATATCCTCCTCGTGTACATCATTCTTGATAATAGATATTAGGTCCTTTTGAGAGAGGTCCTTCTCCTCGCTAGAGCTAGACTTCTGCTGCTTAGGCTTCTCATCAAGGTCGATTTCATCAACCCGGTCCTCCCAGTCATCTCCGAACAGTTTAGTCATTACCTCATCGCTCTTTTCGAACTTCTCTCGGTAACGCTTCTTCTGTGCGATAGCTGACTTAAGGTCCGTATCACCTGAGTCACCTTCTGCTTCTTCTCCAGCGTTGTTTTCAGTAGTTTCTTCTACCTCATTTGTATCGTTAGAGTTTGAGTTCTCTTGGTTTTCTTTTATGTCATTCATAGTTTAGTCTATGTTATTCATTTTTGGGACTTTAGTGTCCGTAATTAGTAATTTATTCTGCTGAGTCTTGTAGTACCTTCTCCTTGATCTCCTCCTCGGTCATATCCTCTTTGTTAACAACTACGTCAATCATTGCCAGTGTATTTTCGACCGTTCCCTCAAATAAGTTCTTGGCTATAAGAGAACTCTGTAGTGGGTCGTCCTCTAGTGATAGTATCTCTGCCTTAATAGGTTCTCCTTCCGGGTCCTTTAGCAACTCAAACGACTGCTCGAGGTAAGTTTTAGCTATTTTCTTGGCCTCAACCACCTGTTTAATCGTGTGCTCCGGGGCTCCCATAATCTGCTTCTCTGTGCTATTCCAGAAGTTTTGGTACTGACCGATTGGTGTTGTTTTCAACGCTTCACCCATCATTCGCTTCCGGAATACACGGATAAGCTCGTCATCAAATGTCTTTTTAAGATTATCTCGTTCTTCCTTTGTTGTTTCTTTACCAAACAAGAGAGCACGAATAGACAACAAAAGGTCTGAATTACCTTTAAATGCCTTTTCTAGTGTCTCTTTGTCTGGTGCTTTCTGTTCAATACTCATAAATTTACGTTACATTAACTATTAAACGTGTCTTTATTGTAACACGGGACGGTTTTGTGATTTACCGTTACCAGCATTACCAGGTTCTACTGGAGCCATCGATGCTGCGCCGGGCTGTTCCGGCTGCTGTGGGCGTGGAGCGGAGGAGCGGTCCTTTTTAGGAACCTCTAGTGGGGAGATAGAGCCAGCCTTGTTAAGGATGCGATTGAATAGGCTGCTAATCTCCGGGTTATCTAATGCCTCTGGGTTACTTGCCACGGTTGTAAACACAGTATTAAGCGTTGCTAGAGCCTCCTGTACGTTCTCCTGCTCTCCTACGATGTCAACGACTGCGGTAGCCTCAAGGCCTTTGAACTGCTCTTTCCAGGTCTTTTCACTTACTCTTGATGGTTTGAAGAAGCGGTTATTATCCTGCCGCTTCAACAGTTCCTCAATTTCATCGGCTCGGATGTCCTCAAGCTGTGCCTGCTCCTCATCGGTTGTAATGTATCCACGCAGTGCTCTCTTGATGATTAGCTCGTTGCTTTCATTCACCGCCCGGTTCTTGATGTAGCGCATATCAATACGCTCTATATCGTTTTCATCTAATATCTGTGCGATTTCCTCTTTGCTATCAAACTTCTTTTTTAGGAACGGAATGATGTACTCCCGGTAAGCGTCCTCAAGGTATAGAGCCTTGGTTTCCTTCATTTCCTCAAATAGAGAGTGGTTTTCGGTTAGCACGGCCTGAGTCTGCCGCCACGCTGTCCCGGACTTCGGAGCCTGGCCTGTCATTGCCTCGGAGATACCTACAATCTCTCGGGAGTTGTTTTTCCATTGGTTGGCAACTGACTGCCAAGAGGCTACCTCGTGGGCTTGGTTGTTTACCTTCGTTAGTGGCTTATTGTCATCGTGGTAAAGGATTTGACCGTTTACAATCTGCTGCAGGACGTTCTTGCCTGCGAAGTTCTTATCGGCGGTCTGGAGTATCATCTTGCTAGAGAAGTCTAGCTGGTCCTTGATTGCCTTGGCGGAGTGGTTCTCCATCCATTGGGAGTCGAATAGCTGCTGTACAGCACCGTAGGACATTGACTGCCCCTCCTCTTCAATAAGGTGCGTCATTATAAAGTTATTCCTTTCCTTCCGGCCACTGTAGAGAGTGAAGTCATCGTAATCAGTATCTTTATCGTCATCACTTTCATTTCCTTTTGAAATATATGAAACCACGTGCATCTGCTCTTGGTATGTGTCCTCATCCTTTTCTTCTCCAGTAAGAAATGCGAGAGGGAGGTTGCCGTGCACCTCGTAAACCCGGTAGTAGCCGGACTTTTGGTCTTTCACCGTCCCATCAAGGTTCTCACGCTGTCCGCCGGAACCGATAAGGTCTTCTACTACCTCCTGGTCGTAGCTTTCATTCTGTCGCAACTGCGCCTCGGTTAGCTCTAAAACTTTAATAAGAGGATTGCTTTCAAAGTCGATAGGATCAATTATTGTGCGGTTCCACGGTAAAACGTTGATAACAAGCTCGCCGTCCTTCTCCACGAACTCAAGGATTGCTGAACCGTACCGGGCAAGAGTAAGGCCCCAGCTATTCAGGAACTTTCCGAACTTTACATCACGCATCCATTGCCGGTTAGCAATGTTCAAGAAGAACGCACCAACGATGTCTTTTATCTGGTCGGCGTATATTCGGATGTCACTGCGGTCAATGTCAGTTGCCCGATACCAGATATTGGCAGCAGCTACTACAATATTATAAAAAGGTTTCTTGCGACCCAGCGAGTCTTTTTCACCAGAGATATGCTTCGAGTTTAGATAAGCCTCGATTTTATTTATATCATCGTACAGGTTCCGGTCAACGTGCTTTGAAACGTGCGTTGTGCCGTCTACCCATTCGTTTTCATTCTCTCTAACTGTTTGGTGTATTGTTTTCATTTATAAAAATTGACCCTGCCTTTGTTTAATAATTGTATCACAGTTTATTCCGCACTATCTTGTGCCAGGGCGGATTTATTACGTTGGAACTTTATCTCCTGCTCCTGGGCGACTCGTTTGTGCTCTGGGTCCTCGCTTGGTGTTATATTAGCACGTAACTCAAAGAACATACGCATTAGGAGCGTATCACCAATATCAGGTGAGCGTCCTAGCTGTTGTTTTACGTACTGCTTTTTGATTAGATACCGCTTGCCATCACTATCAACGCTTCGGTCACGAAGGATAGCCGACACCTCCTCCAGTATCTGGTCACGGTATACCTCTGTTCGGAATGCGAGCTTGTGTTCGTTTAGCATTTGCGCAAGTTTCCAACCACACTGCGCCTTCAGGTTGCCGTACGTTGCTTTTGGCACGAGTGAGTGGTTGATGTGCTTCTTTTCCTTTAGTTCTATCTGTTTGGCAGTTTTAATCGGTGAGCCTCCGCCATTGAAACCGTACGCACCCTTGATGTTATCCAGCACGCCGACACCAAGCCCATCGGCATCAATAAGGATATGGGAATAAGGGACACTCTCGGACGCTGCGATGTCTTTTATTATCTGCGTTGTCCGGTCTGTCGTTTGGTTTTCATAAACTTCTATCTTGTACATCTCCAGTCCTCTCCACAGACTTATTGCCACCCGGTCCTCTCCAAGCCGGGCAATGTCTGCTACTAGATACTTCTTGTCATCCTTTGTGATTGTGTTTGAAAAAGCGTCTGAGATGTAATCGTGTGTTGTCAGGGCATCGTGATCCTCATCGTAATCCCACCTTCCCTCCCAGAGTCGCTGTCGCATAATCTGGTTGTCTTGGTTCTTTAGCGTATTAATATAATCTTCTGACAGATACACATTGTCGGTGGCGTAAGCCGGTACAAAAACCTTATCCTCCGGGAGCTCGCCCTCCTCGTATAAATCAATAAACTCACGTTTCATCCACCCTTTCTTAGGGTTTGCGGTTATTAAAAGCTTCTTTTTCAGGTCGAAATCATCATTTTTCCAACGTCCAATTGAAAGCCAGAGGTTCTTTTTGGCCTCCTCTGGTATCTCACCTCCCTCCTCTATCCAACCTCGGGTCATCTGCATTGAACCGAACCGCTCGTACATCGGGTCCCGGGGCAGGTCTTTGCATTGGATAAGATACACCTTGCTGCCGTTGTGAAGTTCGTAGACGTTGTCCTGGCCGTTGTATCGCATATAAGCGTCCAGGTCTTTAATACCCCAGTTCTTGTGGACCTCCTGAACAATAGGCTTCGTGTGCTTTCGGAGGTCAATCAGCTCTTTCCGGGCGATAAAGTAGTGCGTGCCGGGGTAAGTGTGGGCATCTCCGAATATAGCAGACGCACCGAGATAGCTTTTACCGCCACCTTTAGCACCTCCGTAGAGTATCTGCTCTACATCGTCATTGAGCCAGGCTTTCATTCCCTCGATTTGCTTTGGGTTTTTCGTTTTAAATGTTAGCTCCACGGTGGGTTTTATTACTCGTCCTCGTCCGCTTGGTTAATGATACGCATTCCGGTGATTGGCTCGTTGTTAGAGGTGATGTCTACGTTGTCCTGCGCCTTTCCGAATAGTCGGTCCAGAGTGTCCTTGTAGAAGCGGTAGTCGCCCTCTCGTGCCTTTGCAATCCCTTTCTGTGCTATCTCTACCTCTAGGATGTCAGGGTCGATGTCGTTCAACTTTGCCAGCTTCTCTAAAGCGTCACGGTAAAGGGTAGCGTAGTTCTTTTGCCCTTTAGGTCGTCCACCGCCAGGGTTACCTTCTTTAAAGGTTCCGCCGGGTTCTTTCTGGTATTCATTTCCCGTTTTCTGTCCGTTTTTGCCTTTTTCTGCCATATTATAATATTTCTTTAAATACACTCTCTATCACGTTCACTCCATCGTTTTATTATCACGTCCACGTACTTTGGTATACACCTATAATAACATAAAAAGTAAATTACTATTTTATTTTCTAGGGTTACACCCATTTGAACAGTATTGTAAACTCTCTCGCTCCTTGCTTTTACTCTTGGCTCGTACCCACCAACCCATCTTGCTTGCTTTAATAGAGGCTTGTCGCTTGTTACCTGATAAGTAAACCGTCTTATCACAGTTATCACAAACAAACTCGTACTTCTTAGTTATCATTTTTCTTTTCCTTTTTTACATACCGCTTGATTTGAACCTCCGCCTCACCAACATTAAGCATATCACCGTACTGTGGACCGGCTAGTGCTTTTGCCATATTTCCGAGCAACCACTCGGTTAGCTGTCGGTTCTTTACGTACTTCAGGGCAAATAGGTACTGCACAGCGTATGCTTCTAGCTCTTGTTCGAGCCTGAAATCCTTATCGGTTAGATACTTCATCCACCAATGTTCCGGGTCACTACCCTGCTGTTCGCTGTGTTTGCCTTCGTGAACCTCCAAGTCTGGGGTTACGTGCCTGCCAAAGGGGTTATGAATAGCGTTGCCGTAGCAAAAGATAGGGTTCTTACTCTCGTCGATTGGGAGGAGGGTTATTATCTTTTCGTAGTTGGGTGGGTACGTGTTTACTGTTTTCATAAAGCCATTGTAACATTTAGATATAAAGCTCTTTGTATATCTGTAGTTTCTTATCGCGTAACTCCTCCACCTCTCTAAAGGTAACTCGGACGCCCTTGTTCTTTGCAAGGCGCACTGCCTCCTTTACTGTGGCTTCCTCTCCCTCTATAAGCAGGTTGGCACACACTCCTAGTACGTCTATTTTGTTTATTTTAGTCATATCTATTGTTTATTAAGCTTATCAACATCAACGTGTCCTTTTTCTATGTGCAGTAATAGCTTAGCTGCGGCTTCGGCAGGGTTTTCATGGTCTATTTATTTAATTCCATTAGTAATTAAGTGCGACATGGCATGAGTCATAACTTCTTCTGTATCACTTGTTATAGGTATATCAGCCCACTCAAACAAGTGCCAAACTGCGTGTAGACACTCATGGGCATAGGTAGCATGTTCTCTCCTTGTCTTTGGTTTCTTTGGTATCCAAATTATAGGATCATAACCTGCGGAAAAAAAACATGTACCCAATGGCTCATTATCCATATCCATACCCCAATCCGATAGATTTAAATCTTTTTCTTCAAATTTCCATTCAATGTAAGCACCAACTTTGGAGTAAGTGCCGATAATAATAGAAACTTCAAAGTCAAAAATTCCCATGTGGACAGTGTTTTCTATTAAACCTAATTGTTGTGCCTTGCTCTTTTTCTTAGTCATAGTCTATTAGTTAGTTAGATATTTTATCTTTTATATCTTTTATATAATGGTCCAGTGCCGTCAATTTTTATTTCATTCCCAA